TGATGGATAAGGGATTATTAGTTGAGGTTAAATTAAAAGAGTTTGGCGACATAGTAGAAGAAGAATAAAAAAGTGCCGGTAATCTTGATTACCGGCATTGTTTTATTCGTTATCTATTGACCTGCTCGGCTTGTCTGGCTGCTGTCCCTTTAAAATCTGTTTTAACAGGGTGGTACTTATCACAGGGAAGCCCATTCCCCACGCCTTTTGACACTCTTCAGCCTTTCTCTCTATCTGGTTCCAAATGTCGGCAGGCATGATTATTCGGCTGACTTTGTTTGGTTTGTGCATGTTCTAATACCTTCCCATAAAAACGACAAATGTCGTCTAAACTCTTCCCCACGCTGGCGAGCGGCAATAACGCAACCTCACAGGCGGGCAGCCTGGAACCGATACACGAGCGGTTACACGTGGTTATGACTCTGGAAGAGCTAAAACTCAAGAACGCTGAAGACGAAGCAGCGGAACAGGCAGCGCAACCTGAAGAAGCAGCAGAACCTGAAGCACAGCCAGAAGAGCTGAACGAAGATCCCGAAGGCGAGCAGCCAGAAGGAGAAGAGGGAAGCGAAGAAGGCGGAGAAGTTCCCGAGTGGTTAGCAACTGGTGAACAGACACCAGACGGCGCACAAATGCCGGTTAAAACTCATGTGGCTATGAAGCAAAAGCTTAAAGGCCGCATAACGGAGCAGAAAAGCGAACTGGAGCAGCTTAGAGAAGAGAATCAGAGACTAAAGACAGGAGCCCCACAGCCTGCGGCAGCAGCGCCACAGGCAGAAAGGCCCATGCCGAAGGTTGATGATTTTTACGATAAGCCAGACCCAGACGCAGCTTACAGCGAAGCTTTGAAAAGCTGGATGGATGAAAATGTTGAGCGAAAGCTACAGACCCAATTCCAACGGCAACAGCAAAGCGAAAAGGTGCAGCAGCACCAAAGGCAAGTAAGCGCCGCTCTTGACCAGCATTACGACCGCGCCGCGCAAATCGTAAATGACGGGCTTTTAACGGCTGACGAATACCAGGCGGCTGAAACTCTTGTGAGGCAGTCTGTGGAATCCGTAGCCCCCGGAAGCGGTGATATTTACGTGGATGCGATGTTAAGCAGCATGGGCGAAGGCTCTGAAAAGGTGGTTGTTTCACTGGCTCGGAACCCTTCAAACCTGCTCGCTCTTAAACAGGCGCTACAGGAAGACCATACAGGGATAAAAGCAGCCGCCTTTATGGGCGAGTTGAAAGGCAGGTTTTCTGGTGCGTCCAAAAGAGTCAGTAAAACGCCAAAGCCAGGCGCAACGCTGCAGGGACAGGGGGCCGGAAGCGGTGGAGCTGAAAAGCGGCAATATTTAGCCGCTCACAAGGCTAACAACCGTCAAAAGGCTTTTGACATTAAGCGGGCAGCTAAAGCGCGAGGCGTTGACGTTTCCAAATGGTAAACGGTCATGGCCCTTAGCACAGCGAAATCGGTAGAAGTTCTTTTCGAAAAATCCTTAGAAACCTATGAACACCAAATGCAAATGCTGGAACTGGTGGACGTATTTACACCAGATCCGGCAGCCTTCCAGAACTCCAGCAATATTATTTGGCGTCCCGTTCAGCAACACGCACCGATTAAAGACGGATGGAGCCTGACGGGTAGCTTTGGTGATGTTATCGAAGAATACTACCCAGCCCAATTAGGAACACCCCGAAATGATACTTTTCAACTTCGCGCCGATGATTTGCGCGATATGCGTTTTTGGGAGCGTCGAGGTGAGCAGTCTGGAAAAAAACAGGCAACATTCCTTAATCAGGAACTAGCCAAACTGGTCACAAATCAGGGAAGCCTGTATTTCAGGAGCAACACGGCAACCGGTTACGATTTCGTTGGTAATGCACAGACATTGCTTAACGAACGTCAGGTATCTTCTGATATGCGGTGTTTCGTTCTGAACGAACGCGACCGCCAAACGTACGCCAAAGACCTTGCTGATCGTGAAACGCTTTCGGGCCGCGCAGAAGGCGCATACGCCACAGGCTTAATTGGGCGAAACGTGGCTGATTTTGATGTGTACAGCGGCTCCTACCTTCCCACGCTGGCTGGTGGCGCGTCTCCTGCAACAACTGTTTCGGCTAATCAGTCATTCAAACCGGAAGGCACCACAACCTCTGGCGGAACGACAATCAACGTAGACTATCGAATTGCTCGCGTAACCGTCGCAGACAGCTCCAGTTATAACGTGGGCGACAAGATTAAATTTACTAACCCTAGTCCTGCTGGAGACGTAATGGCGCTCGGCTTGGCCGACAAAACGAACACCGGCCAGGCTATGACATTTACCGTTGTAGCCAAACCTTCTAGCACGTCCATTGATATTTACCCAAAACCGATTGCTGTAGATGATTCTGCCCTGAACGCAGAAGAGAAGGCAGCGGCCAACGTACACACCACTATAAGAAATATGGCGGTTGTGGACAGACTGAACACTGACGCTTCAGCGAGGGTAAATATCTTCTGGGCTAAAGACTCAATAGAAGTGATTGGCGGCGATGCGCCTATAGAACTTCTGGCAGAGTTTGGAGGGATGCAGGTCATTAGTTCGACCATGGCTAACGGCTTAAAAATGTACATGGCCTACGACGGCAATATTGAGACGTTAAACTTCCAGTGTCGTCTATTTACGTGGTGGGGGTTGGTGAATAAAAACCCCATGGCTAACGGCGTTGGCGTCCGGTTCTAAACCTTATGGGGGTATTGCTTTTCCGAACAGAGGCAATACCCCCTCGTTTTGAGGGTGAAATTTATGGCGGTTATTTTGTACAGAGACGGAATAGAGGGACGTTTTCCAGCTGACCAGCTCCATTCAGCTTTGGAGCAAGGATGGACAATTGAGCCAGAACCAGAAAAGCAGGAAGAGGCTTACACTGAAACAGAGTTAGAAGAAGCACCAGAAACGCCTATGGAAGAGTTTTCCGGCTATATGCCTGCATCGGTAGACCCAGAGCCAGAACAGCAGGAGAACGAACCACAGGACGAACCAGAGCCGGAGCGGGAACCAGAACCAGAAACACCAGACACCGAACAACCGGAAAATTTAGCAGAGATTGAACCTGATATGATTCCAATGACAAACGAACAGGTTCGGAAACTGGCAAGGGAGAAGGGCATACCAGAATGGGAAACAGCAAGGATTCGAACCCTTAAAGCGCAGCTGGGAATATCCTGATGAACCAGCAGGGCAAATCTACAAAGCTGGATATTATCAATTCAGCTATAAGCAAAATCTCAATATCAGGCATAACTGCGCCAGCAACCCCTAATGATTACGATTTAGCTTTGGCCCGGTTAGAGGGTTTAATGTATGAGCTGGAAGACGCGAACAACATTTGTTGCCAGTACAACTTTACGGAAGACCCCGACACAGCAGACCCCCACGGTATGAGCTTTGCCCTGTTTGAACCGATAGCAAATATCCTCGCCCTAAGAACGCTTTCAGATTACGAAATACCCCCGTCTCAATCCCTGTTTGCATCAGCACGGGCGGGAATGTCTTCTCTGTCTGCCTTTACTTTCCGGCTTAGAGAAACCCAGTACCCCCGCAGGCAACCCAGAGGGGCAGGAAACACGCTCCGTTATAACCGTTGGCAGCGTTTCTACAGGAAGCCTGCACAGGTTGAAAATGCGTGCAGCACTATCACACTCGATACAGGCGAAATTAATGAATTTTCGGAAAGCTGGGCCGATTACCTGCAACCAGGTGAAACCATTACAGAGTTAGAAGTATTTACGACAGACGGCGTTAGGTTTTCTAATGGCCAGAACAGCGGACAGACAATCACTTTTCGGTTAGAAGGGCTTAACCCATCCATAGATAACGGTGTTGAACAGATTCGCCTAAGAATCACAACCAGCACAGGCCGCAAAGACGACCGCCTGATAGACGTTCAGGTATTGCCCATAACGGCAGAGCCGGAACGCTTTACCCCAGTAGAGAACCCCATTACATAGCGAGGCTGTCTGTTATGGGTGGCATTACTCAGAATTATGTGGAGTTTGACGCAGATACACCGGAAGGAAGCCGAACCATTGATTTTCGATTAACAGAAGATCAGAGCAAGCTGGCCAACGAATACAATATTTCTGTTTTTGACTCTATGGGCGATCCGGTCACAGGAACGGTTACAGGAACAGTGTCTGCCGATTTTTATTCGCCAGGCGCAGACCGGCCAGAAACCACAGCTAACGCGGTTGACCTTTCTACGGATTGCCGCAAGTTCAGGCTATTTTTTGCCACGATTAGCCGGGCTGTTTTTTCTGTGACTGGTCTGGCATCGGGGAACAAAGTCAGGATAGAAGCCGTTAGAGGTAATCCCTAATGACTGCACCTTCAATAACAGGAGGAAAGGAAACCGGCGTAGGCTTAACGCCAGAGGAATTTTATTTTGGTGACGGCAGCGGCGACGAAGGAGCGCCCCCTGGCCCTGATCTTCCTTTGTGGCTTCCTACTGCAAACGATACAATTATTGTTATTCCTGAATGGAAATCATCTAGTGAATTTTCAATAAGTTTTGAGGTGTTTATACCGCGTCCGTCTGTTGTACGAGGTTTTTATTATTTAATTGGTAGTGAAAGATCAGGCCTTTTTGATAATTCCCACGCTATAAATTTAACACTAGATAGAAGAAGGTTTCTTTTAGACCGGGTAATTTCATTTGGAAGTTTAACTATTCCTGGAATTTATACAATAAAAATTACAAACTCTTTGATCAGTTATACAGAAGCAAATGGAACAGTTGTAGAGGAATCAATAAATATACAGAACGGGGCAAATATAAATGGAATATACATACAAAATGATTACAGATATGGTTTTTTTGAGGGGCAAATAAGAAATTTAAACTTGAGTGATTTATTACTTCCTAATAATAGCCGTTTTTATCCAATACA